TTGCATAGTATATCTGTTGGTAGATCCAACATTAGCCGCAATATGCGGTGTGTCACCTCGCCACATTATATATTCTCCTTTGGTCCAGTCCACTATAGGTTTTTTGTCAACTTCAAAATAATGTCCTGATTCCCAATCATTTAGGAATATTAATATTCTACAGATATTTTCTAGTTTGTCAAGATTATATAATGATTTATACCGAGGATAAGTATCCCTATGCTCTGGCATAATAGCACCTGGTGGCATACAGTAGATGGACGAACAAGCATCTTGTAAATTATATTTGTTAACAAGATACTCCTTAATATCATCACACCACTGGGGAACTCCTCTATACTCCTCTAACAATAATCCTGTATAGTTAACATAAAGATGACCTATAGACTTCCACTTATCTACAGTCTTATCACATGGGAATTGTCTCCTATCTGGGTAATCAATTATAGATGGATCACCCATTAACTCTAAAGGTAAATTATTCAAATTTAAATCCTCCAAACTTATCTTTGAATTTGGTCTCAGGAGTATTCTCCTTATCATGACCATTATCAACTACATCTTCCTGTGCCTTTTGTTCCACATCATATAATCTCATCTTAGCACGATCTATACCTACAATAAATCTCTTAAACATTGTAGGATCATTATATCTATTCTTCAATTGCTTAACCATTATCTGGTTGAGACCTTCCAACTCCTCAGTAGATATGAGAGCGAACATAAGGTCAGCAGTAGCAGGGAGTCCGAAAGACTCTGACGTGTCAGTAAGGTCAACATCGCTAGAACCGTAACCAGAACGAGTAGTTTGAGTAGCACTAATGATCGGTACGTTAGCTTCCACAGCAAGTCCACGAAGTTCTTCCGCAATCGCTTTAATATACGAGTAAGAGTTGACAGTTGAATTACCACGATACCTCGATGATGCACATATGTTTAAGTAATCAATGAATATTATATCAGGTCTAAAGGACTTCTTCAATGCAAGTTCATTTAACAATGCTTTAAAATGTCCTGAATGGGCAGACGCAGTAGGGTACTCTTTAATTATAAGTTGTCCCTGTGTCTTAGTTAATAGATTCTGAATCTTCCCTTCAAACATAGATTTAGGAAGATCTGTTATGTCTTGTATGTTGACATTAAGTAGATTAGCGTCAATCCTCTCCGCAATCTTTTCCTCTGCCATTTCCATTGTAATGTAGAGAACATTTTTGCCTTGGAACAACACTGAGCTTGCCACATGACACATGAATAAAGATTTTCCAACACCTGTGCCAGCGAGAGCAATGTTGAGAGTCTTATTCGGTACTCCACCTTTTGTAATCTTGTTAAAGTATTCAAGATCAAATGGGATCTTTTCTTCTTTCTTATGATAATACTCATAACGTTCATCAACATTGCCAAAATAATCGTGTCCTATATTATTATCAAAGGATACTGCTAGAGCATCAGATAATATTGTAGGAATAGCATCTTGTGTTTTCTTATCATCTTGTCCATCAGCAATACTAATAGACTCCATTAGTGCTAGGTAAATAGCACGTTCTCTACACCACTTCTCAGTAGAGTCTAACAACCACTGCTGATCTTGTGGACGCTTCTCAAGAGTACCAACCAATTGTTGTATTTCTTGAAGACTTTGTTCTGTAAGATCTCTACGATTTGAGACCTCAATAAGTAATGCTTCAACAGTTATCTGTGAATCATACTTAGCAATAAACTGAACAGTCTCTTCAAAGACTATCTTCTGTCCTTGCTCTTGAAAGTATTCTGGTTCTAAAAAAGGGATTACCTTCCTAGAATAGTCCTCATTATAAATGAGATTTTCAAGGATGGTGACTTCAAGTGATTCCATCACATACCATAACTAAATTCTTCTTTTGCTATAGCGTCTAATTTTTGTAATATATCTTCTGTAAAATATTCTTCTGGATCTTTATATATTGCTTTGGCATATACTTTCTTACCATTAATCTCGTATCTACCTGCAACATTTTTCCACAGTCCTCCTATCTCACCAAGTTCGAGTAGACCATAATAACGGTCTAATCCTCTCTCATCAAAATAAAGACGTATATTTACTTCCTTATTTTCTTTACTGAGTCTTGACTTAGCTGTCTTAGCTTTAATAATGTTTCCAACAACTTCGCTCTGATCCTTTTCCTTTTTTTTGCTGAGATAAATGATCGTAGACGAGGCGTACTTGAGGCCACTGCCTCCTCCCATTTCTTTAGTAGGGACGTAACTACCGATAACATCGTATGTGTGATTTGTAACTATAAGGGGTATGTTTGCTTGACCAAGTTTTAATGTTAGCATACGGAATGCTCCTTTAACAAGTTGAGATTTGGTCATGTCTCTGACTTGTTTATCATCTAATGCATCTCTGATTTCTTTTTCAGTAGACAACATTCCTAAAGAGTCTAACACAAACATACAGGGTTTGCGTTCCTCCTCAGATTTTTTTAAGTATATATCAACTGCTCTTAACGCCTTTGATCTAAACTCTTCTATGGTGACTACATTTACCACCACAATCCTATTTAGGTCAATGCCTCTAGATTGAAGTAACCCTTTATTAACAGCAGCTTCAGTATCGAAATAGAGACAGTAACCATCAGGATTATTTTCCAAAAAGTTCTTGACAACTGCGAGGGAGAAGAAAGTCTTACCAGTGCTGCTCTCGCCAGCAATGGCGGTAATACGGTTACGAGACGCACCACCAAACAAACTACCTGATAGCAAGCTATTAAAAATGAACGAACCCGTATCAATAAAAGATTCGGTGTCGTCGATGTCTTTGGCGAGTTGGGTGTATTCATCTCCAATTTCTTTTACAATTTCCTTCAAAAAATCCATTATGATTCCTCATTATTTTTTTCTTTTGCTCTTATTGCACGAACCGTGCCTTCCTTATGAGTATGTGCAATTCCCAGTTCATGCATTTTAGCATGTTCATCAATTGCATCAACAAACTCTTTACCACCTGGACCGAAGGTTAAGTAGATACCATAACCTAACAGGAACAATAACAACCCAACAATAATGGCAAGCATTTGCCCTTCGGGTGATAGTCCTGGATAGTTTCCGTGAGGAATTAATGTAGCAAACATGTTAATAACGTTAACGATGGTATTATACCATCATTTAGGCTAAAAGACCATGCCGTATTGCTCCCTGATAATCTTCTTATAAGGACCACCAGGATTTGCATCTCTAGTCTCCTTTACAATCTTCAACTTCTGATAAAGTGCTGTGTCACCACCCAAGTGTAATGCACTTATGATAGTGGATAACTCTTTGTCATCTACAGGTAATTCCATTAGGTAAAAAACGCCTCCAGCGTCGCAGTTTTTTCTACACTCCAACCAATCGCATTAAGAATCGCTTTGAGAGGTTCAAGAAAAGACTTCTCAAATTGTAGGTCGTAATCGACATAATTATTTAATTCAAGTTCCTTAGGGAATTCTTGAATAAATGACATCACATTCTCATGAATAGGATTAGGTAATTTTAAATAGCAAAACTTAACTTTCTCACCATTATTGATGAGTGAGTACTTGTTGTCTAACTTTTTCTTCTTGACATAATAGTTAAACAGCAAAGCCCCCCGTATATGTATAGGAGTTCCTTTTGCATAAATGGAATTTACTGCATTATACTTCTCAACATTACTTGCAGATCTTGGAAACGAGATATCTTCTGGTGGAAGTGTCTTAAAATCTTTACGAGACTTTTCGATGTAATCAATAACATCATCCTCACTTCCACTCATCATTAATTTGAGTGCTTCCTTAATCATAGTACGACAAGGTGCTGGTGTTGAAGACTTAACTGCTTCAATACCCATCATCTTTAACTTAGGTTCATTGTACTGAACCCCTTCACTATTCCATACATTAAGAATATATCTTTTCTTAGCAGTCCAAATACCACGTTCAGCGATATTCTCTCGCTTCATTTGCATCTTTTGGGCATAGGCGTTGACGTACCCTGCCAATTCTTGGTAAGCACCTTCAATATAAGGTTCAAGTTTAGTTTCACACACCTGGTCAAGGAACCGAACAACGCCCTCAGTAGTTTTCTCTCGCCCCTTGTATACAGTTTCAACCAAATCACCCAAATTAAGGTAAATGGAATCAGTATCTGAAGCAATAACATAATCAACCTCCTCTGTTTTCATAAGTTTATTCAAATAGGCATTCATCTTATTCTCTATCCATCGAATAGAGACTTGCCCAGATAAAGTAATAGCTTCTGCGTTAGCTAATTTATAATACCTGAAGTACTGATTGCCGATAGCACCATAAGCAGAATTAAGAGAGATCTTTTTCGCCATTTGGATGTTGTTGCACCTTGCAATTTCCTTCTCCAGTGCCTCAGTGGGGGTCTTCTCATATGCTTGCTTTGCCTCCAACATTTTTTTCTTGAAGATCACACGATCTCCATACATTTTATCCATAAGTTCGGGAAGGAACCCACGTATATCCTTCCTATATTGTGCTCCATTAGCACAGACTGCGAAGTCTCCCTCAATCTCACACTCTTTATTTAAGATCCTTTCAACGCTCGCATTGGGATGTCTAGTCTCCCTGAGGGTTTCGGGTGAGATATTATATTGCATAATAAGATGAGGATACAAGCTATTAAGGTCAAAAGAGACAACCCAATCATAGCGTCCTGGTTTCGGTTCCTTGACATAAGCACCTGCGTATTTGTCGTTTTTATCAGTCTTAATTTTAGGAGGTATAACAATACCTCTCTTCTTTAGATAGTTATAAATGATTGTATCCCACATACGAACTTGATAAAATACATCTTCGTAATTCACCTTGGCTTCATATGCCATAGTGAGGGCAAGTTCAATCAACTTCATCTTGCCTTCCATACGGTCAACAAGTTCAACGTCAATTATATTATACTCTACGAATTTTTTCCACCCCTTTGTGTAGAAGTCCTTAAATGTATCAAACTCACTGTGGTCTAACTTCTTCTGTCCTAATTCTACACCAGCAATATAATCCAACCTATATGACTCCTGTGCCTTATAAGTAAACTTCTTATAAAGATCAAGATAATCTAACTGTGATATACCACCAATATCATATGCAATCTGTCTTCTACCAGCAATATAAACTTCATCCTCAGTCACCAATCCCCAAGGTGACATACGCTTCATTAACTTCTCACCTAGAATACGTTCTATTCTACGAACAATATATGGAATATCATACAACTTACTATTCCAACCAGTAATAACCTCTGGAGTATTCTCCTCTATCATCCACCAATTAATAAAATCATTTAGTAGATCATACTCATTATTAAACTGCTTGTAATATAGATTATCTTTATGTGTTTTAAAAGGACCATTACCCCAAGTAATAATCTCTTTAGTTGAATAATCCTGAATTGATATAAGAAGTATTTCCTCAGCAGCAGATTCTACATCAGGGAATCCTTGTTCTGATTTAACCTCAATATCAATTGTTACCAATTTAATTTTACTAATATCAAACTTCAATTCATCTTCAGGATATTTCTCTGAGATATACTGGTAAATAAATCTCTCATTACCATATACATCAAAACCTGGTACAGGTTCGTACTTCTTTATAAATTCTCTTGTCTCACGAACAGTTCCAGGTTTAACAGGTGCTACCTGCAAACCCTCAAGAGTCCTATAGTTAGTCTTCTTCTTAGGGGACTCAACAAAAAGGGTTGGATAAAACTTCTCACGGGTTGCGAAGTGTTTACCATCTTCGTAACCACGAACCAAGAAGTTGTCTCCAACCATCTGAACGTTCGTATAGAACCTCATTTACTTTGTCAAACTGTTATATACGTCTAGTATTTTACCAAGAGGTTCTGCGATAGTCAAGATTTTTTCAGAAGAAATCATAAATTCATTCTGACTTGTTAATTCTCCTAACCAAGGTTCTAATGTTGCATTGCCATTAGATTGAGGTATGAGATTAAAAGGTTCAATCAACTTACAATCGGGTTCACCGATGTCTGCTCCAACCTCTTCTATCTTAGATATAACTGTTCCACCAGTGTGGAATACAATTACTTGTGGTTTAAGTTCTTCTGCCATTTAGCAATCCTCACATTCATCGGTTAAAACTACAGTTTGTTCTTGAGTCTCTTCAGTTTCTTGAAGAATATCTCTTGTATACATTTGATGCAACTCATCAACAGGATCAATAAAAGTTACAATCCAATCCAAAGGTACTGGAAATCTAGTTCCTTTACCTAATGGAATCCACGGAGATAATCTAATATCGAAAGATGCACCTTTAGCATCTCCATCTTCACCCTTACTAATAACAGGTTCTGAAGTATTTACAATGCAAGGTCTAATAAAGAAGTATCCAACAACTTTATCTTCTAGTATCATCTCTTCAACCTTAGCAATTATTTGCTCTCCAGTCTTTATGACACCTAATTTAATCATAGCAGTATGTCTTTGTGATTATTATATAGCCAATAAAAAGGGGTGTCAACTGGATTTTGCCAGTACACCCCTAACGGCGACGATATTCAATTATATTTATAGGAAGTCCTTACGAGCATGATGCTCTGGAACTATCTTACCAAGTTGGACTACCAATAATCCATCTCTGAATTGTACGTCTCGGACCTCGGTATCATCTGTGATTGTCCAGACCCTAGTGAAAGACCTGCTGGCCAATCCTTTATGGACAAAAGTTGCATCTGTCTCCTTTGCTTCTTTGATGCCTTCGACATATAATTTTCCAAACTCCGTATAGACTTTGACTTCATCTTTCTTAAATCCCGCAAGGGCGATTTCAAGTCTCGATTCGACATTATTCACCTGAACTAAGTTGTAAGGTGGATAATTAGAGTTTTGTTCGTGTATGTTCATGAACGAATCAAACATGTCGTCCATACCAATACTGTTTTTTAGTATCCTGTCAAATAGCTGTGGCATATCCGCAGTATGATACCTTGCTAGGTTTCCCATAATAGTAGCTCCTTATTAAGCGAGTTTGTGTTTTGTTGTCCCTTACGGCGACACTATTATTTAAACACAGATGCTTAAAATCCTAGTTCGGAATACCCCAAATTTTAGTACAGTAATCCGCAATAGATCTATCAGAAGAGAAGAAACCCGATCTTGCGGTGTTGATAACCGCCATACGATTCCAATTATCCTTGTCCCTCCATGCATCACTTACACGATCTTGAGCAGCAATGTAATCATTAAAATCTGCCATGACACAGAAGGGATCATGATTCAAAAGATTATCCATTAATGGTTGGAATACTTCTTTATCACCATGAGTAAAGTGTCCACCTTGTATGAGATTAACTGCTTCCCATAACTCTGGACACATATGATCTTGTGGGTTATAACCATGTCTCCAAAGATCACTAATCTCTTCTTCATTTTTACCAAATAAGAAGAAGTTCTCTTTGCCTACAAGATCAAGTATCTCTACATTTGCACCATCAAGAGTACCGATGGTTAAAGCACCATTCATTTGGAACTTCATGTTACCTGTACCTGATGCTTCCTTACCAGCAGTAGAGATTTGTTCTGATAAGTCAGCAGCAGGATATACCTTCTCACCCAATTTAACACTATAGTTTGGTAAGAATACTACACGTAACTTACCATCCATATCTGGATCTGCATTGATTGTTTCTGCAATGCGATTAATAAATTGAATGATTAATTTTGCCATATAATATCCAGGTGCTGCTTTACCCCCAAATATTACTGTGCGAGGAACGAAGTCCTTTCCGTTTTTGATTCTAAGATACTGAGCAACTACTTGTAATGCAAGTAAATGTTGTCTCTTATATTCATGTATACGTTTAACGTGTACATCAAACATACTACTAGGATCTACACAGATTCCAAGATTGTTAAAGATATAAGTTGCAAGATGATGTTTACCAATTATCTTGGTCTCTGCAAACTTATCTAAAAGACCCTTATCATTAACATCTAATTGATTTAGTAAGTCCATATTAGTAACCCAGTCTGAACCAACTGCTTCAGTTAGAACAGTTGCAAGATTTGAATTACATGATGCTAACCATCTACGTGGAGTAACACCATTGGTTACATTAGTAAATTTTTCAGGCCAAAGATCATAAAACTCTGGCATCAATTGTTTCTTAATAAGATCAGAATGTAACGCTGCAACACCATT